AAGTTTGTCGCTGCTGCAGTTTCTATAAACACAGAAAACTGTCCGTTTTTTACAGAGACATGATCTATTTGTTGTCCTAGTGCTGTTCCGTTTTTTGTATTGCCTGTTAGGTTGTCGAATCTCTTAAACTCTTCGCCATTTTTATGGACTACTAGATTGTAGGAAATAGTCGAGTCAGCAGGCTCAACAGTGAAATCCAGATTAAATACTATGTGATTCTTTCTGTTGCTGATTGCAAAGTTGTTAGATCTAATGTTTAGCTCGTCTAAGGAAGTGCCAGTGAATGCGTAGTTTTTAAACTGCTTTGATTTCTGCTGGTCTTCGAACAGACCACCGCTTTTTGTATGCAACCACATGAAAAGATTGTAGTATGCGTAGTTTGTAGAGTTAAAAAAGTGATCTGAAAACTCCAAATCATAGTGCAACTCTATAGCTCTAATGATAGCATCTAACCTCAACGCTGGTTTTAGCTGTGAGAGCAAAACACCGTTGTTGTCTGTTATTAGAGATGGATAGACATTGTTGTTTTGATTGGCTGATGAGTCATAAATCAATCTAGAGGTGTGTGAGATCAATGGTATGATGACAGCATTCAATATTGATGTTGTGCCAATTGTTCCATCTAGACCATTGTTCATGTATGCCTGTAGATTCGTGTCATTGTAGGCAAAGTCAAAAACACTGAGTTCTGTGAGTGTAGATATTTTGTCTTCACCGAGAACATCTGTGAGTTTGATACTGTCTCCAAAGAATGTAAGCTTGTAGCTGTCAGGTTTGTTGTTTTTTAGACTTGCACCTTCAAATCTGATTTTGCCTTTCCTAAATGGCTTGTAATTGATGTGCAGATCTGCTATTTTTTTGATTTTAGAGTTGTAGCCATCTATGTAGTAATTATAGAAGTGCTTAAAAATCTTATTGTTGTTTTTACTAGCAGGCACATTGAAAGATCTAGAGTAGTCAGTCAAGACTGCATCTAGTTTTTTGACATCAGTGATGTTTCTAGTCAGCGTGACAGATTCATCTTTGAACATCTCGACTTCTTGTCCCTCTATGTAAAGCTGTAGCTGTTGCATCTATCTGATGTTGTTAATTTTGTCAAAGGCGAACTCGAACTCAAGTGTGTAGTTGATCATTTTATCGTTTAGATGTGTCTTGTGAGTCATGCTTTTTGTGAGTGGTATCAGAGGCAGTGTTTTGCCTTGGTATCTGATGTAAATGTTCTCACTGATCATGAGCTCTTCAACTGTAGTGTTCATGTCTTCTTTGATGAAACCTGTGTTGAGTGTGATCTTTGAAGTAGCGTTGACATTGGTGATCTGTTTCTGTGCAGCACCTGTGCTGTATGTTATTGATGATCTATTGACTGTGTTGGCTTTGTAGCTTTCAGAGACTACATCAAAGCTCTCTATTGACTTCTTGAAAAAGTAGAGGTCTTGAAAAGCTCCATACTTATTTACAAACGTGACTTTGTAGCTTGTAAACTTAGGCTCACAGATGTTAGTCACTGTGATCGTTTTCAGTAGAGTAGTGTCATCGGTGTCATAGACTTTGATCTCACTGCTATCTGCAGGGATTGTGATGTATTGTATCTTTTGACTGCTATCTCCTGAATCTGTTATCTGTGTGTCAGAGCTGTCTATTGTGACTTTGCCAACTCCCTCTGCAAAGATCGGTAGCTTTCCTGCTGTTGCCTCTGGCAAGTAGATGTTGTTAGATGTGATCAGTGCATGTCTAGAGAGTTCTGGGTTTATTTCATCCTCAAAAAATCCATAGCCATCAACTGCGATGTAACTAAACACGCTTGGGTTGCTGTGGTCTAGCAAATCACCTTGCAAGTCTTTGTAAAACACCACAGCAGTCACCCATTTTGCATGACAAGTGTAGTCATCATTGAAAGTGATGTCTATGTAGTCTCTGACGAGCTCACCTATTTCTAAAACAATATTGTTGTCTGTGCCTATCCTATCTTTGTTGATTGTGTACTTTAGATCATCAGCATTGTATGATCCGACTGTGCCTGAATAGACATAAAGTTGTAGTTGTACGCTTCCTAGTGCCATTTTCTAATTTTTAAAGTGAACCTCCACTGCCTTGTGGGTGGTTTCCGTCTATATCTGGACAATTGAAAATCAAAACGTCTTGTATGATCCCCTCGTCATCTATTTGCCACATGTAAAACCTGCCTGTGCCTTTTCCTACTGTCACTCTTCTTGTGCTCACAGCATAATAGAAATTACCACCAGAGAAAGGTGCTCGGTTTTGAAACACAGTTCTATTTATTGCTAGAGTCAAGCTTGAGGCTGTAGAGGTTACTGCTCTGGAAACACTGTATCTGTTATCACAAAAACCATTAGATGATCGTTTTGCTGTGCTTATTACAAAGTTGTTTGTTCCTACTGCACTTGCAGTTGCTGGTTGCAGCAAGGTTTTATTACATGTAAAAGTGCCTGAGTTGCTATAGCCTGCAGGTATTTGTAGTGTGAAAGTCACAGTCCTGTTCGTAGCAGTGAAAACCTCAGCAAATTTCCCATTTCTGAAATCTGATGCTGTAGATGTGTGGCTGAGAATAGTTCCTACAGCGATTTTACCATAGTCAACAATTCCTCCTTTAGATATTCTTTGTTCTGATAGGTTTGCTACATTACAATCATAAGCTGGGTTGCTAGATGGCTGATTAAAAGTTGCAGGACATTCGACAGTCGCACCTGCATTGGCAAAACCTGCAGGAGCTGTGAGATCAAAATATAGTGTCACAGGTCTAGTGCTTCCTGTGTTATTTAGTTGATATGAGGTGATGTTTGTGCTAGTGTCACCAGAGACTGTTCTGATCGTTCCAACCACAGCAACTGAATTAGGTTTTGTGATCACACCTGCTTGTGTTATGCTACCGCCAACAAACGCTTTGTCACCACATCCGAAATTCACCGCAGAGGCATTGACTGTCACTGCAATCGATTGACTAGCTGTACAGGTGTTTGCACCGCCATCTGTTGCTGACACAATGATGTTTGTAGATCCTGCAATCGCATTAGAAAAGATTGTCAAAGTATTGCTTGAAACTGTAGCATTTACTAGACTGTTGTTGCCGATGTACACATTGTAGGATGATATCGGATCAGAGCTTGTGAAATAGCTGCTTAGATTTACCGTAGTAGAGTCGCCATCTACATCAATACTTACTGCAGGAATCGATCCGCTTGCAGTCACACCACCTGTACATGATGGAGATGATCCAGAGGTGACTAGTGCAGGCTGTTGTATTACTTTGTCACAGTCAATATACCCATCTGTCGTGTTAGAATAGCCTGCTGGTATCGAGACCCTCACTGTTATTGTTCTGTCTGTTGCTGTTGATACTGTTGCAAACTTGTCATTGCTGAAATCGGAGTCTGATGAGGTGACAGACAAAATCGTACCTAGGTCTGTTGTTGGCTGGTTGATTTGTCCTTGCTGATCAATGCTAAGATTTTGGATGTTTGCAGTTTCACAAATAAATAGGGGTGTCGGAGCTGTAGGCTCAGTCAAGTTCAAATAGAATGGACTTCTGACATTGATTTTTGTACTCATTGTTCAAGTGTTGTTTTTAGCTTTCTTTCTATGTCGATAACAAACTGTTCTTTGATGTCTTTAGGGAGTTGCTTGTATGCAATCCTGAAAGGTGTTGTAAAAAAAAGGCTAGGTTTTATCCCAGACAGATAGATGCTTCTGCTAATGAGAAACACAAGGCTTTTACGACTTACAAATCTGCCTTGAGCATCTCTAACACCTTTGATGTTTTTCTTTCTTAGCACCCACTGATCTATCGCACCTCTTAGTGTGCCTTTGCCTTTGTAGTTGCCTGATCCGAACTTGTAAGGACTTCTAGGTGCTTGCTGCTTGCCTCTCTTTCTTGCTTTAGGTGGCAGCTTGCTTGGGTTAGCTCCTTGCACTCCGAGGTCAACAAAGTTTGCATACTCTGCAGCAAAAAACTCCATTTCTATTGTGCCTCTGGCTGTGTCGATCTTTGGCTCAGTATATCCTAGAGACTTAGCGAGCTTAGAGTTGCTTTTGAGCTTTTTTCTAGATCGAGTCACTACAGATTTGCCGAACCTGTTGAGTGCTTTCTTGAGATTCTTTAGTTCACTAGCTTTCATTAGCAGCTTGTCATTGTGTTAGGCATTGTCACTGTAAATGATGCAGCAACTCCTGCTAGGTTATTCTCGAATCTCTCTGTAAAGAACTCACATGTGAAAGGTGTGTCGAGCTGGTATGCGTGTCTGTAGTCTGACTTTCTCTCTAGAACCGCATGCAATCGACCTGCTACAGCAAGCTGTGTGTTTAGCACATCGATCTCGTTGTTGTTGCCTCTTAGTTCTGATGTGTTTTCTTCTTTAGACACATCTAAAATGTCCATGAGTATAATTGACACATCTACTGATATTGTGCTGGCATTGATTGATGCTTGACTGACCTGTAGATGACACAGAGGATAGATGTTTGACCTGTTGAGGTCTATGTCTGTGATGTCGCCTTGTGTGACCTTATTTACAAAAGGCTCTGCAATAGCAGCTTCTTGTAGATCATCAATGACTTGGAAATAGGTATTCATATTGTTTTGATAAATATTGGTGTCAACTCTTCAACTGTATCTATTTTAAGTGTTACAAACTCTTCAAGCCACTCTAAGGCTTCATCAAAACTTAGTGATGGATCTGCTTTTAACACACAGTCAATTCCTTTCCAGAAATCATAGTAGGCTATCTTAGGCTCTGATGCAGATATACCGATCAGTGCTTTCTCAAAGCCATCAGAAAGAATGATCTCTTCATCATCTGACAAATAGGCTCTGTCGTAAAGAGAGTTGATCAATTCAGCTTTGCTTTGCATTTCTTATCTTTTTTAGTTCTATTTCTGTTTTCTGTTTCTCGAAACTCAGCCAAGTCAGGCAGGCTGAATAGTTGAGTCTAGAGATCTCTTCAAATTTTGTCAGATCACCTTTTGCGATGTGATAGAAGGCTGTCCACCATCCGAAGTTGTCATGAAGCGCTTCTTCATTGCTGGCGACAGTTCTTTCACTTGATTCTGTAAATAAGACTCCAAATGTTTCAGAGACTCTTTCCTTAAACTTTGCAAAAAAAAAATCGCTCCTAATGCCACATCTAAAGGCATGTCCGTCATATCAGCTCTTTTATCAGAGTCATACTCTTCAATCAGATACTGCTCTTTGTGTTTTTGTTTTACTTTTCTAAACAGTACTCCCATCGCTTCATGCATTGTGTCCCAGTCGCTCATCAGTGTGTCTAGATCTACAAACTCTCCGAAGGTCATATCTGTCAGCACTGGGATGAATCCGTATTCAATGCCTTGCTTTTCAAACCTCTGGATCAGCTTTGGTTTCTTTTCAAACATCTTATTGATGATCTCTGTGACCTCAACAATTGATGTGTACTTGTACTGATCAACTTTTGCCAACTCAACACCACAGAATATCTCAATGGTTTTCTTTCTCAGAAAATCGATGTCAGGATCTTTACTGACTATCTTATTGAACTTCTGATACTGTCCTAGTGTTATCTCAGACAGCTTGTTGGGTACTGTTAGCTTTTGTGTTGTCATTTGTTTATACTTTAAAAACGTATGTCAATCTGTTTATCGGTCTAGGTTTTAGAAAAAATTGTATTCGCCTAGGTTTGGGTTCTTAAGCTGATAGCTTATCGCATATCTCAAAGAGTCTAGAGCGTGGTTGTATTTGTCAATCGGTGTGCTTGATTTCTTGTCGAGCCAGATGTAGTTGTTGAGCTCTTTCACTAAATGCACAGCTTGATCATCATTGTGGATCACTAGATCATAGTCTTGGATCATAGCAATCCCAAATGTCACACTGCCTTGACCTTTTATGCTAGGAACAATGTTGCATGTGTTTTTGAGTTCATGGATCAGTCGAACCTCGCTGCTATCTGCTATGATCAGTGAGTCACCTGCATGCTTTCTGTAGAGTGTTCTTAGATCTGATGTTGTAAGTGCTTTGAGATAGAAGCAGAGCTGTACATAGATGATCTTTCTGTCTCTGTCTATTGACGTTTTTAAAAGCACATTCTCATCTTGAGAGAATCCGAAATCTGCACCAAAGACTGCTGGAGACACTTCTTGGAACTCTCCTAGTTTCCAGTTTGTGTAGATCACACCTTCTGATCTCTCGATCCAGTTACCTTCGATCACTGCTTTGTATCTCTCTGGTCTTCTTTCTTTCATTGTTTCTATCTGTGCTATGTAGCTCTGTGATAGATTCTCGATGTTGTCTTTGTAGGTTGTGTGTATGTAGGTCGTGTCACCCTTTGACATATTGCTGCCAGCAGGCACACCTCTGTCTTGATAGAACCTCTGATAGATAAAATGCTCTTTTGTACTTGGATTAAGCAGCAGGATCACTCTGTTCTGTTTGTCTTTCTGTCTGACTGATAGATCTATTTTGTCAAAGGAGTCTTCATCAATCTCTTCTGCTTCTTCCATTACCCATGTTGTGACACCCTGCAGAGACTTTAGGTTTGCTGTTTGATCACCAGATGAGGTTTTGATACCTCTAAAAAGAATCTTTGATCCATTCTCTCTGTTGACTATTTCATCTCTTGTGATCTTATAGAGTGGATTGAGACCCAGCATCTCTATTTTTTCTTTGAACTCAGGAATGATAGAAACGCTTGCTGATCTAAGCGTGTATCTAGTAAATAAGATTGTGTGTCCTGCTTCTTGTGTTAGACCTAGCAGAAACATGCCTGTGAAGAACGACTTCCCAGAACCTCTACCTCCTGTGAGTATTGTGTATCTCGTAGAGTTCCAGAACCTCTTGTACTTGTAGTTAAATTCAATCTGTGTCTGTTCCTCTATCATCTTTGAAAACAAATAGCTTCGAGAAATCAATAGAAGGCACATCAGAGTTGAGATCTATGTTTTCCTTAGCTTGACCATAACCAGAGTCTAAGAGTGCCTTATATGCTCCCACATCGCCTTGTCTGGCTTTTTTAATTAGAGCTAATGTCATCAGGTCTTCTTGTGACATTTGTTCTTCCTCAAGCGTTAGAGGGTTGACAGCTTTAGTATTTACATTAAGCCATTTCCTAGCTGTTGTTGATCTATTCTTTGCACCCTTTGGTCTTCCATTAGGATTGCCAGATTGTCCTTTTTTCCATTGGTGTTTTTTTATTGGCTCATTTTTGTCCATTTGGCTGTATTTTGGCTGTAATTAGTTAGGATCTCTTTTAGGAATGATTCCATATCTTTTCTCGACCTCAACACCAGAATCTGGCTGAGGTGGAATCCAGTAACCAACCACATGGTTCACTCTATAGTTCCAGAAGTCGTCTGGAAACGGATCATTTGGTTTTACTTTCTTTAGTATT